CTCCACGTCGTAGACCAGATCGACGGTCTCTTTCCGGAGATCCTCGCGCATCCGCCAGTGCATCTGGGAGCGCAAGTCAGCAAACCGCTCCGCCTCCACAACGCGAGCCCCGGTCGGATGCTCTCGGCCCTCGAAGTCGATATTGGTTTCGGACCAGAGTTCGTCGGTATCGACGCCTGGAATCGCTTTGCGGGCTCCACTCAGATGTCGAACCTTGTAGCCGAGCCGCTTGAGCTCGTTCACGCAGCCAGCCCCAACACCAACGGGATCGACGCCAACATACCGCGGATCGATCTTGTCCCGCTCAATCTCCTGTGCCACAATCGCGCCCAACTGGTTTGCGTCCGGACACGGAAACGACACGACCTCAGTTAGTCTTCGCCCCGGACCGCGTGCGATCGCCGCCTCATCCCCAGTTTCGGAGTTCGCTACATCGACGCCGCGCGCCTCCTCGTCTATGTTGGTCGCTGCCCACTCTTCCACCTCTTCTCGGCCTACCGGGGTGCCAAGCCTGAACCGCTCCGCCGCCGCCTCGCACCATACATGCTGGATGAGCGCGTCCTTCGCTTCCGGCGGGCTAATACCCCTAATCCTGCTGAGATATAGCCTGGATCCGATACCGAGGTTCGCGATACGCTTTTGGAGCCTATTTTTGCCGATTGCACCTGGAACAACCGGCACGCCGCTCACGACGTTCGGATGGTCGAGCGCGCTAATCCTGATATGCTCTACATCTTCGCGCTGGCAGAACGTGTGGAGTTCGTCGTGCCGGTGGTCGGGGTTACCTAGTGCGAGGTGCAAGTTGTGGTCGGCTGACCGGGTTTGGTCGATCGCGACCATGATCGCTCTGGGGATACCGGGCGTTTCCTCCGTGATAATGAGCATGTGCTCACCGTGGAGGCCCTGCGCCTTTGTCGCCGCCTCTTCATCCGCTCCGACACCCGACACGAACGCGGTCGCCGCCCACTTCTCTTTGCCCTCGGCATCGGTCGGCAGCATCCGCAGCTTTCCGGTATACAGTTCCGCGGACGGGAAGTGTTTCCTAAACTCGGTGAAAAGATCCCCGATCTCCTTCCACATATTGAGAAGGAGCTGACGCTCGGTCGGCGCCCACTGCGCGACGATTGCGTTGTGGTGGCAGGCCAGAAACCAGAGTGTGACGCACGCAGCCAGGAAGGTTTTACCCGTCCCGGTCGCGCTCTCGACGCCCACGTCACGGTGCTCGGCCAACGCTGTAAGAATCTTCACGAGCGGATCTTTGTCGCCGTCCCATCGATGTGTCTGATATGACGGGTGAAGACTCCAATGCAGCGTTTCGGCCGGAACCTTTAGGTATGTTGTTATCCACTCCATCGGACGATGGGCGTACGCCGTATGCGCCCTAACTGTACCGCCCCACACGCCAGCATGCTCGCGCTCTGCAATCTGAGCAGAGGCTTGCGCTTGCACTTGATTTTGTTCGGTTTTCGTTAGCTGTGGGACTTCATCGACCAGGCGATCGATTTCCTTCACCAGCTATTCGTCTCCCTCGGCTTCTTCCGGCTCCGGCGGCTTCGGCGGCTTCGGCGTCACTGCCCAGTTGCCGTCGAGTAAAACGACCACGGTATCACGCTGATCTCGAAGGACGGCTTCGATTCCGGTGACGTAACGCCTGAAGCGACCCTCGTGAATCGTCCCGTCTGGGAGCGTGACCGTAACGTCTTCACCGAATTCGAGGAACCTGTCCATGCCATCAGGGGGCTCTACTAGTACCTCGTCCCCGGCTTCGGCTTCGGTTGCGGCTTCGGGCGACTCGTCTTCTTCGTCGGGCTCATCGGCTACATCCTCTTTGGGTTCATCGTCCAGTGGGGCAGCGGCTTCGATCCTGGCGTTCAGTTCCTTCCGTACGCTTGATCTAGGATTGATGTGCCTGCCTTCTTCGGCCAGCAAATCAGCCAATTCCGCGACCGTCAGGTCCGGATGATCGGCCAACGCAGCAAGCGCGTTCTTTGCGGTCATAGTTCGTGGATTGAACGGCAACTGTGTCATGAATACTCCTTAACATGAGACTGGCACTCACCCTATACCGCGTCCTCAATATTGGTGATAACCTCGATATTAGCCAGCTTGACCATAAACCTCTCGAATAGCACGAAGTTGAGATTCATCAGTTCGCTGGTCCGCCCTGAAGTTCCAGTATATCACTCATAAATCTCCCCGTCTCGCCGGATTCGATCGCCTTCTTTTTGGCGTCGTACCAGTCGGCCATCATCTCCATAAGCGCCAGTTCAGCACTCAGCGAGCGACTGATAGCCAGGCCGTCGACCACGGAGCCGTCAGGCTGTACCGAGTTGCACCGATAGTTGACACCGAAAACGATGCCGTGCTCTGCGAGCCTGTTAGATACATTATCGCAGAGGCTCGCTATCTCCCGCAACTCCCTCTTCTGTTCCGGCGTCTGCTGGGGGATGATCTTTTTGTCGTCCATACGTCTCCTAGACTATTTGGTAGATTACCGCAAGTGCCAACGCTTGATAGCCATCTCCTCTTTGCCCTTAATGCTCTCGGCAGGAATCGAACCTGCACGTCCCCGTGACAGCGCGTTTTAAGGGCGCCGCGTCTACCTAGCCTGGACTTCGCAAAGAAGCCGACAAGCATTTCGCCACGAGAGCAACTCTGGGGCATCTGTTAAAGCAGTGCCCCAATACCATCTGCTTTTCTAAAATGGCATATTATCGTCCGGATCGCCAATCTTGAGCAGTTCAGCTACGCCCATTGGCTTCGGCATCTTGCGTCCCGTTGCTGCTACCGGGGCCGCAGCCTCTTTTTCGATCTTCCAAGCCTTCACGTCTGTATACCACCTACCGTTGTGCTCGCGACTCGCAATGTCGATCGACACTGTAATCTTTTCACCGACGCCGACCCCGACAGAGTCGATGCTATCGCCCCATTGCACCATGCAAATCTGCTTGGGATACTCGCCCTCAGTCGTGAGGATAAACTCGCGCTTGCGCCAGTCGCCTTTCGCGCTGGTGCCCGACTGTTCGGCTAGCAGTTCCTTGACGATGCCTGTAATCTTCAATTCCATGTGTTCCTCATTGTGGTCAGACAAGGTGAGCTAAGAATTCCGATTGGCCTCGCGCTCCACACGTTCCCCCCTCGCTATGACGATGGCTGCCAACTCACCCCATAGCCTGGAGCACCGTGCCTCGCCAAGCCCCTGGAGATAGTCCTCTAGCACGCTGTCGGCGGTCCGTCCAGTGAACTTTAGATTCCTTTCAGGGCTTCCCAGGGAGTAAGATTCAGGGAACTCTCTCGCCAGATCCCTGACCTCTTCCCGGCCCGCGGGAGACCTCTGCATTGACCCCCTTCTTCTGGCAAGAGTGTAGGCACGCACCGCCTCGGCCAAGACGGACTCACGCGCCGTTCTTACGACTTCGGCAGGCATACTTTGGCGGCTTCGATGTGCGCTTGCAACTGCGCCAACACTTTCGGCTTGCTTCCCTTGAACCCGAACTCCGATTTAGCTATAGCGTAGCAAGTGCGGCCCCGGGAGAACCGAAGCCCTTTGATTTCGCCTTTGAGGCCGGAAGCCATGACCATCAGACGGTAGAGAGGGATATGTTCGCCTGTGATCACGGTGCCGTGCTCACCGACCTCGATCATGGTATTCCCCCTTATATCCCAGGTAATCTAACGCAGCTCTAAGTCGCCATAATCGGCCTCTATCCAGACCTTAGCTCCGCAAGACAACGGCTTCTCTGGCGAGTACACAATTTCGCTGGGTCCGTTGATGCGGACACTAGCCGCATATTCGTTGCTTTTGTACGTCTTCACCGTGATCACCGGCTCTCGGGCGCCAGTCTTGGTGTTGCTTCGGATCCGGTGCTGGTTGATGTGTATCCTGGCCTTCATTTTTTTATCTATATCCCGGGCAATCTAATCAGGAATCCCGGCGTTTTGTCGCCGCCCCAGGCGCCGAGGTGGTTGTATTCGTAGAACTCGTTTGCTCCCGCATGATCGTCACAGCCCTCGTCAAGGAGCTGCTCGATGATCTTTGCCTTGTCGTAGATCACGATGGGATCCATCCCGCACCGCTCGAGCACACCGATCGCGCAGTCATCGTAGCCGGTCATCACCACCGCATCCTCAATACCGACGGCCAGCAACCGCTCTAAGAGCGTAATAGTACTGTCCACAAACCCGGTAGAATCGGAAATAGCATCCATTTCTGTCTCACTTGTCACCGTTTGGGTACAATCGGTCGTAAACAGCTTCTGATTCAGCGATCAGGGCCTCCAGGGACACGTTTGGCGGCTCTTTGACCGGATATTTGTTCTTGCGCCAGCCCGTTGACCGCCGCCAGCCGAGGCCGACTCCTTCCTGTAGCCTGGTTTTTGCGATTTCGCGCTCCTGCCGGCGGCGTTCGGCCCTGGAGGGGGTCATGGCTCCATTCACTTACGCCGATCACGACTTTGGACCAAGTTCTTCAGTTCGGACACTGGTCGCAAGTGTTCCTGGGGCACGGCATACATAGGGGGTCTACCGCAGGGTGACATACTCCACCGCTCCTGCTTTCCATCTTCAGCGACTATCCAGCCAGGAATACGCCAGGGAGGACTACGTTCTCTCCCGGGCTCGATAACTACCCCAACAACTCTTCTGGAATCGTCAGTCCGTGGGTATATCCGGAGGCCATACGAATTATTCCCGATAAGTCGCACTTCGATGTTGTCTGGTAGATCGGCTTTTGAAAAATTCTCTGTTACCAGCTTCATCGGGTATCCGAGGAACTTCCTGGCAACCAATTCCCCTAGAGCTCCTAGAGCTTGGATCCGTAAAGCCACTGACTCATCGTATTCTTTAGTTCCTTCGGCCCTGTGGTCTTTGTGACCCCGCCCTATCGATAGCTCCCTCATTTTCATCGCCGTACGGCATGCGTAGTCTATCTCGTCGTCCGTTAGGGTCTCCCAGCCATTACCCTCATCGTGGGGACGATAAACTGTCATTACGCTTTCCTACCGCGCACGCGTGATAAAATCCGGAAGAGAAAGTAGATCCAACGGTCTGGCATGGCCTACCAACCTCTCTCTTCAGGATCGTCCTCGTCAAAACAATGAAAAGGGTCGTCAGACCACCGATTGATGCGCTTCTCGCGCTCTGACGCCAAGGTCCGGTCGCCTGACGCACACTCGAGCGATATATCGGCGTCCGTGATCCAGGGAGTCTCGAAAACTGGGACAGACGCACCGTCAAAGATCACCAGTACCCGGAGCTCCTCCGTCCAACCCCACGAACCACGTATCCTTTGGACTTCGATCACCTTGGCCCCATCCAAGTTCGTCATCCCGGGGGCCGGGACTACAAACTTCACCTCATCTGCGGTCAGATCGGCCCAGACTATATCGTACAGTTCGATACCCTCTGGGAAGTCGATCATCACCGCTTGATCTTCTTCACTACCCACGCTTGAATGGCTTTGGCGAATTTTGGTTGAGGCACATTCCATCCGACGAAAGCTCCCGCTACGATCAAAAAAATAGTCATCAACATAGCTTACCCCCCCTAGTACGAATCATCTTCTTGGCCCGCGACTCTTATCGTATACCTATCCGCCAGCGTCGAGTCAAATCACATACCGCCCCTATACGACTCGTACCTGTCGACGCCCGATTGCTCCAGCTTCTTGAAATGGTGGTACTTCCTCTGCGCCTCGGTCGGCTGGAGACTTACGACAACTATAAGACCCAGTAATACCGATCCGACAATCAACCCGAACAGCTTCATGCTCAATTCACCCTATGACCCAGAAGATATGGACTCCAGCCGGGCGATCTCTTCGCGGACCTCCTGTAACATACCCTCTAGATAATTCAAGCGGATATTCTGCTCCGCGTCATCAGGCAATGCCCCCAGCTCGCCGCGAGGCCAGAGCACCCTGAACTCGCTGTTCTGCTCGACGGAGATGGTCAGCATCTCATTGTTGCGCTCTAAGAAATTCAGCCTCTCCGTGATCTGGAAATAACCCATGACGGCGACACCCGTCGCGACGATTAAAGCAATAAGGTTCCTGATCGGGATCGTGACCTCGGAATCTTCATTCATTCGCGCTGGCATATCAGCCCACGGGGATCGGTGGCTTGGCTGGCAGAAAACGCCGGTATGTGATCCAATGGGTGTGTGCAGCCAAAAGGCCATAGCAAAGGGCGTGCCTCACGCCGATCCAGGCAGACGCTGCCGCCAGGGATAGCGTCCACCAAGCCCTACTCGTCCTGACCCTCTGCCACGTCCTCATAGTAGTCCTCCTGAAGAGGTGATAAACGTGCGTCTATGTACTTCCGACTTTCGGTCAGCGCCACGATCCCCTGCTCCAGCACCTGGCGTTGGGGTCCCGTCATCCTCGCTAGGGGGTTGTCCAGCAGGGCCTGGGCATAAGTGTCCCATCCTACTGCAATTAGTATGGACGTTTCTTCGATTCCGGCAATGTCTATCCAGAGTGCGGCATGATTAGATGCCAGGAAAACGATGGCCTCTACCCGGTCCTTGGAGTAAGGTGAGCCATCGCTGCGCATATCCTTGATCGCCTGGTACAGGACAGCCAGAGCAAGCTCAGCGAACCCAACATTCGAGGCGCCCCCTATCTGCGGCACTACGGCGTTTCCGGAGACCTTGAGTCGGTCAGTACCTCGTACACGACGGTACGCGAGACGCCTAATCGTATAGCTATCGTGGCAGATGAGACGCCGGCTCTATTGAGGTTGCGTACCTCTTGCATCGTATCGGGCTTGTACCTGCCGTTAGCCTTGAGATTCGCCTTGCGTTCCTTGTCCTGTATCTGGTGCTCCGTCGTCGCCATCGCAGCGAGCTGACAGAACCGTACTGAGCTAGATGTCGCCTCGAGCAGCACGGTCTCGCCGGTCTGGCCCTCGAACAGATCCGCGCCGGAGGCTTTGATCTTTAGATATGCGAAGATGGCTTTCGTTGCTCTCTCAACTGCGTACCACTCCTTTTCGCTCGGCTGAAATTTCCTGATGTAGCCGTCTAGTTTGACCTCCTCGTTGATGCCCTCGTGGCGATATTTCTTCTGTTTCTTGTCACCTCGGCACCGGCGACACCACTTGCCGACGCCCTTGTACTGTCTTTTCAACGCCGGGAAGTGATCCAGCGGGCGCAGCACCTCGCATTTAGGACACTCTTTCTTGGCTATCCCGTCGTAGCGTTCGACGCGATGATTGCGGCACGATTGACACTTGGTGCCGCTGACAGCGAACGCGCTGACGGCTTTCTCTTGGGCGCAGGTGTCGCATGTCCGGCGCTCCGTTGGCGTCACGCGCCTGTTTATCCGCCTGCGCTTCAGTGCTCGCTCAGCCTTCACGCATAGCCCTCCAGTACGAGCACCAATACCTTGGCTCGCTCAGCCTTGGTCGTTATCTCGTAACGCCTCAACCTCTCCACAACGGAGGCCAGGAACAATCTCGCCCCTACCCGCCCCTTAGCTGTCACAAGCTGCGCGAAACCCATCTCCACTTTAGTCATTCAATCCCCCATAAAGCCAGTTAGGAAACGGCCCCAGAGTGTGGCCGCGTTAAGATCTAGGTCGGCGTGGCCTAGTACACACGGTTGCCCGCTCACCTACCGATGATACGAGCCGTGAACCTCGCCCGATAGAAACCCCCGTCATGGTCGCTGCTCCTTCAGGTAATCTACTTGGACCTCCAGCTTCGTGATGCGATCGGCGTGCTGATCGGCCCGCTCGTCCAGCTTTCCGCACAGGACCTCTTGATCTCTCATTTTCTGTCGGAGCCCGTTTAGCCCGACTTTCACCCCCCCGTAGGAAGCGCCAGCCGCTAATAGCGCAGTCAGAATTGAGATCATCCCCATATTAATTTCCATCAAAATCCCTCCAAGTTATCAGCGATCCCCATCGGTAGCTCCCGTCAACTGTCCGACTTGAGCCAATGGGAGAAAGATCCAATAGGCTCGCATATAGTGAAATTTTTTGCAAATTATTTTCTCGCGCGCGCCCGGAAGGGGCGGTCCGTGCTTGGGGTATAATTATAAAAGGCCCGGAGTCCCAGGCCCCAAGGGGGTTGGTGGTCGGTGGTTGGTTGGTTGGTTCGGTCCATGCCGCCCCCGCGCCGCCCCGCGCGCGCGATCCTCATGCTCTCGCCAGCGGCCAGCAGCCAGCAGCAGCCAGCCAGCCAGCCAGCCCCGCCCCGCTCGCCAGCCAGCCCCGCCCCGCCCCGCCCCGCCGCACCGCCCCGCCCCGCCGCACCAGCTCGCCCCGCCGCACCAGCTCGCCCCGCCGCACCAGATCGCCCCGCCGCACCAGGTCGCCGCCCGAGCAGCGAAACGCCGCCAGCTCCAGCACCGCACCGCTCAGAACCCAGCAATAACAACGACTTTTTGCCCACCCCTTGCGCTCAAGGTAGCGTCCCGCGACCGTTCTTGCTCATTCA